CCCCTTTCCCTATTGACGCGGAGCGCCTAGATACGCGTTTGAAAATATTACCACCCCGCACTCTTTCGAGAGGAGCAGTGTTGTAGATATATGATAACCGTACCGAAGTACAGTTAGTCGTCCTGAAATAAGTTTTCATCTTTCGATAGGTGATACTATCTCTAAAGGGCATAATAGAAAACACAACTAGAAGGGAGAATACTCCCACCTACTACGGACTACCCAAGAGCCGGCATGCCTAATCAGTCTTAAGCCTTAACATTGTTTAATACACGTTAATTTTAGTGATATTAAGTTAAGGCCGTTTAACCGCTGCATGATCACCCCTTGACTTCTGCGTTCGCATACTAGAATTATTCGTTCTAGTAGCCCTACGTAGTGTTTATGTGATCTGGTTGGGCTTTAATCCCTCAACCGGTTACTCGGCAAAAATTGAGTCCGGTACGCCAGTCTACTAAGGAGCCTTTAGTTTCAGTTTAGTTTCTTCTAACTTTCCGCCAAGAACGCCATCGGGCGAGCCACTCTCCTCCTCTGACAAAGTCAGTAGGACGAGGCGCATCGCGCCGTATAGTAAGATCAGGTGCTAAACCAAGACCTTCTATCTCTTTCTCTAGGTTTTCAACCCTAGATACTAGAACAGCTAACCGATCTAATGAAAGATCAGCTTCTATCAAAGAAGTTAAGTCTGTTTCGAGACCGCGTAGTTCACTATGTAGGTCAAAGAAAGAATCTCGATAGCAAAATTCAATCATACTCATCAAAGATCGTAATTGATCTTGTGATAGAGTTCCCGGGTCCCGAACTAACCAGATTGCATCTGGATTAGCTCGTACAGCCCGAGGCCATAATGATCCTGAATACTTAGGATCCCCAACGAATAAGAACTTAGGCAATTGCCACGGTTCGTATTGGCTGGTTCCATAATGAGCCCTAGTTCTATCCACCTCAACTAATTTAGTTAAGGCCTTCGCTCGAGGTAATAAATCAATTACTCTCTGACGAATGGACGCAGCTAGATCTTTAAGCCAGATATCATCTGGGTACTTAAAGTCTTGACCGCCAGAGGCCATCCAATTAAGAATGTCTCCTTGGAACCCAGGTCCCCCAGGTCCGTAGTAACTAACTACGTACCCTTGAAGGCGACGCGGTAATACTGACCATGATTGGTTAATCCTTGAAATGGATCGGTATCCAAATCCCAAGAGAGCTAAACCTTGAGATAAGGATAGTTGGTACTTACGTACCAATTCCAACCACGCTGGCAATGAACCAGCAGCTGAAAGGACCTCGAGTAATGCTAAGGGCCCTACAGAGAAACCTCCGTAGTAAACCCGTTTAGCGAACTCAAGAACCCCTCGTCCCGAGGAATCTTTTACAGATTTAGAGAGTTGGATTCCAACTCCTAATCCGCTCATGATTCTCAGGTAGGTATCGGCTACTCGCCGGTCAGCTATAACTATGTCATCTCCTAAGAGAGCATAGTCCTCAAACCAGTTATCACCTGTTGTCCGCCCAGACAATGCTGCTGCCATCTGCACTATAGCATGATGGGTCATCGCAAGCATTGCCCAAGAGGTTAAAGCACCCATAGGTTGACCAACTGCGTAACGTATAAATCGATCACCCTCATAATTGGGCGATAAAGCCCTAGAAGGTAATACATAGTTACGTCCCACCATTAGACTCATCCATAGGTTCGCCCCATGAGCGGTTATCAACCGACTCAGGAGAGTTCCTTGAATTAGAATTGGTAATCGATCCGTAGCAGAGCTAAGGTCTAAAGACCAAAAGCATCTGTGCCCTTTAGACTGTAAAAGTTTAATAGGAGCAAGTTGATCGAATGTTCCATCTTGAGGGATTGCCCTCAAGATATCGAACAGGTAATCATGCAAGGGTTTCATTGCCCATTGCGTGAAACAGTCTACCATTGCAAACACACGGATTTTACCCGCAGGTTCATCTTTTAAACCAAGTTTACCAATATCAGTAGGCACATTACATGCCTCCTCCGTTATTAACGAAGGCGCTACTTTACTAAATTCCTCCAACCAATTGAGGAATCGTGTATTTCGGGTCATCAGTAACCAGTCTCGAAAGAAAGGATACAGATCTGATCTGGACCAGGCTATAGCTGTAC